ATGAAAATGGCTAAATGTATTAAAGAATTAGAAAGAATTTATGGAATTAGACAAGGTAGTGCGGGAAGTTCCCATACAGATAATCTTAATGGAAAAACTCAAAAAGATTTAGCAAATCAATTAGATATTAGTCAACAACAACTGCAAGATTACAAAAAACTTAATGAATTAATACCAGAATTACAATCTTTGGTTGAAACAGGTGCTTTAAAATCTACAACCGCATATAAAATATGGACTAGATTTTAGTTTTAGCGAAAAAATGCAATGGGCAGAGCAATTAAAAGAAGAATATAGTAAGATTGCTAAAGAGAATCAAAGATGTGGACAAGGTGGAGTTTCGCTTAGTACAACATTGGACGAAGCAAATATTAGAACAGATGAATCAGTTGCAAATGACTTAGATATGGGCAAAACTACATACAGAAAAGCAAAATACATATATGAAAATGGGAATAATGAATTAATTCAACAACTAGATGATGAGGAATTGAGTATTTAAAATTAAACAAATCTATATTAATATTAAAATATATAAAGAAAGATTTATATATTTAGGAGGAGTCTATGATATATATAACAGGAGATACCCACATTCCTATAGATATAGAAAGACTAAATTTTTTGGACTGTAAAAATTTAATGAAAAATGATTATGTTATCATATGCGGAGATTTTGGTGGAGTGTGGGAGAATAGTGAGATAGAATTATGCTATAGAGAATGGTTACAAAGTAAGCCTTGGACTACTCTGTTTATAGATGGAAACCATGAAAATTTTGATTTATTAAATTCCTATAAAGTAGAAGAATGGCATGGCGGGAAGGTGCATTTTATAACAGAAAATATTATTCATTTAATGAGGGGACAGGTATTTAATATTAATGAACTAAAATTTTGGACTATGGGTGGAGCTACTTCGACAGATAAAGAGAATAGACGAGAACATATTACATGGTGGAAAGAAGAAGTTCCTGATTCTAACGAAATGAGGGAAGGATTAGATAATCTTAGAAAATATAATAATGAAGTAGATTATATATTAACTCATACTTGTTCGAGTTTAGTGTTAAAAGATATAACTAAAATATTTGGATTTCAGCCTAAGCCTGAGGAAAATTTTAATAAATATCTTGAAATAATGGAAGAAAAAGTAAAATTCAAAAAGTGGTATTTTGGTCACTTCCATGAGGATATAAAAATAGATGAAAAACATACATTGCTATTTGAAAAAATAATAAAAATACAGTAATTATTCAGATAAAATAAATTTAGAGGGGTGTTTAGAATATGTGTTGTTTAATAGTAAAGGAAAGGGTCTTTAGCACTTGAATTAAATAATAGCAAAGAAGTGGCAGGGTTATCAAAATTTCTTACTGAAAGATTAAAAAATACATCAAAACAAGTAGTTACTATTAGTGACCTGAAAACTTGGGGAGAGTACGCTCCGTTTAATGTCATTGATAGTGCAAGTGAATTCATTGATAAAGCTGAAAAAATGTAATTTTAATAATTAAAAAAGAATGAGTAAACATTTCTCTCATTCTTTTCTGTTAATGTAAATATTTTAGAAACTAAATTATCTTAAAAAAATGCTTTATAAGGATGTCTTCTATAAAAATTTTTTAATTCAACTTTATTAGCAATGTCGTTGTCTGTTATATAGTTTCCAATAGAGGTTAAAGACAATCCAGTTAAGTATTTAATTTCTTCTATCGTAAAACCATTCTTAAACATTTTTTTTATCAAAGACTCTTTTATAAAAGATGGAGTAATTAATTTTTTCCTTTCACTATCTAAATTTGTTTTAAAAGCCTGAAGACTTATTATCCTATTAAAGGATACATCATTTAATTTGTTATATTTTCCTCTATATTTACTATAAAATAAAAATTCGCAATTTATTTTATTTATTTTTTTGTAATTTTTATATTTTTTTAATAAATCTAAAATATTATTAGTCAAAGGTATAGAACGATTATTAACATAAATAACTTTAGAGTTAATATTTACATCATTATCTTTTAAATTTTTTATTTCTTTTATATCTAATCCAGTATACAAGAATAATAAAAATATAAGTGAGTTTCTAAGTGAGTTGTTCTCGCTTTTATAAGAGTTTAGTATTTCTATTATTTCCCCGTCTTCTAATAGTTTATAGTTATTTTCTTTAGAGTTTAAAGAGAAATCAGATAATATTTTTTCTTCATTTAAATTTTCAAAAGGGTTACTAAGTATTTGACGATTGTTTTTTAATGTTTCACAGAATCCTTTTATATAATTATATTTATTAACAATAGTTTCAATACTCTCAGTATACCTTTGGTTAGAAATCTTTTTCTTTTTTATGTCTTCTAATAAAAAATTATTTAAAGCATATGGACTTATAAAGCTCAAATCATAACTTTTATATTTATCAATTATATAGTTAATAAAACCATATAAAATACTTTTATACTGCCTAAAAGAGCCTTTATCATTAGAATTATATTTTTTATTAAAAGAATTTTTAAACTCAGCTAGATTTTTAAAATAATAAGTACATTTATTTAGATATAAAAAATCATAAGTAAGACACATCATATTATTAGAATTAAATTTAGATACATATAAATCGTTTACAAAAGTTCTATTACTAGGTGGTTTTAGATAACATCTTAATACTTCTTTTTCAGTAGAGGTTCCACTTATAGAGTTGTTAAATAAAATATAACAGTTTCCATTGGTTAATACACCCCACTCTATATTTCGTGTATTCATGTAATTGGTTAACTGTATGCAATCCCTATCAGTCAAATCCTTTTTACCGTGCTTAACCTCAATAAAAAGGAAATAACTTCTGTTTTTGTCGTAAATAGAAATGTCTACTTTTTTTCTACCTTCATATGTTGGATATTCAAAATGGAAATTTTCTTCATCATATCCTAGAAGAACAAAGAGTGGATATACAATTTTTATTTTTATATTTTCTTCATTATGATCTTCTAAGCTATCATATCTGTCTAGTAAAGAATCTAAATTATATTTTTTCACTTTTATACCTCCATTTAATTGTAATTATTTATTCATTTTATATTGTGTTTAATTGTAATTATTTATTCATTTTATATAAAAAATTATAAAAAAGACTAGGGAATTTAATCCTAGTCTTTTACTATTTCTAAAACATCACCAATATCAACTTTTAAAATAGTACATACTTTTTCCAGTATGTTATAGCTTACAGCATTAGTCTTACCCATTACAAAATTATACATTGTATTGTATCCAATATCACATTTTTTAGAAAGCCATCTTATATTACGTTCTCTTTCATTTAATATATCCATAACTTTTACTTTAATCATAATTTATCCTCCAATTAATAACATTTCATTACAATAATTATAACATGCGGATTATAAAAAAATATATTTAAAACATAAATAATTATCATGTTGACATGATAAAAAGTAAAGTATATAATATAAAATGTAAGGTAAATAAAAGTGATATAAGTTAATTATCACATATAAGTTAATTATCACATATAAGTTATATTTTAATAAATAATATTACAACTTATAGCTCATAGAATGGCAAAAATAATGGAATAATAAAAGAAAAGGCAATAATGTAAATTAAACTATAATGGAGGTAATAAAATGGAGTATTTAAGAGGAGAAAAATTAAGACATTTAGCAAGATTTTTAAAATCTGATGGAATATCTTTAATTAACAATGATGTTGCTACAGTGGACAAGCAAAAGGTAATAGAAACAGAAACAGATATAATAGTTACAGGAAATGCAGTTGTAGGAGAATATGAGGAATTTATAGAAGGATATAGCTTAAAGATTTCTAAAAAGGGATTATTAGACTGGGAAGAAGATTGGTTCACTGGAGCTATTAACTTACATTATATAAATTCAGATAAACAATTAATTTTGGATGGTGCTAGATATGCTTAAGGTTATAAATTTAGCAGAATATAGAAAAGCAAAAGAAGAGGAGAAAATGGGGATAGAAAGATTAATAAAAGCTATTAAGGATTTCCCGTATAACGATAAGAAAACAGAAGAACAGTGTAATTATTACTTAGAACAATACTTAAAGAAAATCAACTTTTAACTATAGATATTATTACATCATTATAAAAATATTATTTTAAAATCTGTAGACAAAAGAGTAAAAATAATCCAATCAGTACTTGACTAATAAAATTAGTCGTGATAATATATTTATACAGCCTAATAAAATTAGTCAGGAAGTGAAAATATGATAGGACTTGAATTTTTAATTAATATCTACGGGTTTAAAAACAAAGATATTGCAGAAAAATTAGAAATTAGCCCAGTAACAGTACATGATTGGATTAAGGGAAAAAGAAAAATACCACAACAAAGAATTAATGAATTAAAAAATGTATTTAAATATATTCCACAAAAATATTTTCAAAAAGAATTAACAGAAATAGATAAATTAAAAATACAAAATACAAAACTACACAGAGAAATGTGTAGTGAAGAAAGAATAGAACAAATGTGTAATAAGGAAAGAGATAGAGATAGAGATAGAGAAATAGAAATAGAACTAGAAGAGAGTGATTTATTATTAATTGAAGTTGAAAATAAACTAGAATATTTGGAATTACAAGAAGCTATGAAATTTGTAAAAGAAAACATTGATAATATGAGTAAAAAGGGATATGCTGACTTTTCAAGTGAAACATATTTATTAAAAACCTTTTTTGATATTAGTAATTCAGAGGGGGCTAATTTAATTAGATTTTACGATATTTTATATTTTATAGCAAAATATCTTAATATTGAAGGATATAGAGATGAAGATGAGGATGATGGATTAGAATATACTGAATCACCTCTTGAGCATGAGAGAGAAGCATATAGAAAAATAGACTACTGTTTTGAGAAAAAATTATCTAAATTATTAGATGAAATAAAATTAATACAAGAAGAGTATAAAAAAGCTGAAAATAAATTTTGGAATAGTTAAGTCTATTCCAAAATAAAAAAAATAAATATATAGACAATATTATGCAAATTTATATAATATTCACGAAAACACAAATAAACTATTCCAATATTAAGAAATAGTTATATAAATACATTTATTCAATTGTTTTAACAAAATACAGCTTTAAAAACTTAATACTTGCCAAGGGGACAATTCTACCCAATTTGCCCTCTAGCATATGCTTTGTATTTTATTATATGTTATTACTTTATTTTTGTTGTGTTATTATTTGTTTTACTAAATAATGTCTGGAAAGTTTAACTTAATTAATATTAAGCTAAGTTTTTATGTCTACTGGTATTATATCAGATACATTTATTAAGTTCAATAGATTTGACTAAATTTAATTAATAAAACAAAGATTTTATTAAGATTAGAGGAGGATTATATTATGAATATTGAAAAGCTAAGAGAAGAATTTAAAAAAGAAATGAACAAGGTTAAAAATGGCGAAGAAATTACAGAAAAATTTGAGCAGTTAAGAAGAGAATTAAGAGATTTAGAAATAAAAGAGTATGGACAAGCAAGTGAAGAAGAAATACCATTTTAAAAAATTAATTATAAATATAAATTAAAAATATGAAAGGTGGAAATTAACTATGGCAAAGAAAACTTTATGTAAAGAATTAGATTTTAGAGGAGATTATAATGAAATTTTTGAAAAGACATATAATTTTATAGTAGAAAAAATAGGGGTTTTAAAAACTTGTGAGGATGTATATATTAACGAGCATGAGATAGAATTTGAAGATGCTATAGATTTATTAAGAGAAATTAAGAAGTATTTAATACAAAATAAGCTATTTATAAGTGGTACTAGAGTAGAAGATTATAAAGTAATAATAGAAACCACTACAGATATATATGATTTGTTATTTGTACCAAAATTTGATGAAGAAAATTATAAAGCTAATGAATTAGAAGAGATTAGACAAGAAATCAAAGAAGAAGAGGTTACGGATGCAGAAATCATAAATAAAGAAAAGCATAAGGAATTAATAAGTTTAGGGGAGGAACTAATAAAGAAATGTTCTTCTTCAAATGATGATATAGCAGTTTGTATCAAAAAGGATGGAAGTATATATCATACTACAAATGATTTTAGTCGAGAGATATATTATGGAGATGCTATTGTGGTTTATACGGTAGATAATACAACAACTGTGGAAAATATTAAGCAGCAAATTGAACAATCAAGTAATATTACAAAAGAGGATTTTATAACAGAACAAGAACGAGATAAATTAATAGAAAAAGAGAATTATGAGTATGCAAAAAAGTATGGGAAAATTTGTCCTGATTGTGGAAGTATAGCTATAAATGAATTTCCAAACAATGCAGGAGTTATGGAAGAATGTAATTGGTATTGTGAAAAATGTGGATGGGAAGAAGAATAAAACATAAATAAAGGACATTAGGGGTCATTCCCCTTTTGTCTAATTAGGTATATATAAAATTTAAGGGGATATGAGTATGAAATATATCAAAAGAACATCTAAGAAATCAAGACAAGAATTATTAAATAAGGCTTTAAGGGAAGAATTAGAATTCTTAAGAAAAAGGTGTTTTCCTTGGAAGAGAAGAGAATTTTTATTAGCTCCAATAGAAATAAGAGAAAATAAATTTAATAATAAAAATGATTTAACAACAGTAGGAAAATATCAGAAGGTTAAAACAGGAAAGTATAAATATAAACATTTTATAGAGATTAGAAAAAACATATTGATAAATTGTCAAAAGGTTTCTTTAGCTTATTATAGAAAAAATTCGTATAAGGAATTACGTTCTGTAATTAGGCATGAATTGTGTCACGCTTTTGTAGAAGAAAGATATGAAAATATATTTAGTAATTTAGAAAATAAAAACTATGATGCAAGTCCAATTTTTCTTACAGTTTTAAATTGGGTTTTTGGAAATAGTGGACATGCTTGTTGGAAAAAATTTATACATACAGATTATTCTTTTGAATCCAATTGTATAATAGATAGTTTTGAAGAATTAGATAATTATATATTTAAAATGTTAAAAGATTTTAATGAAGTAACAGAAAAGTTAAAAGAATTTGGCAATAAAGAAGAATTTGTAGAAGGTAAAACTAAAAATTTATTTGTTATAACAAATAAATTCCATTTTAGTAGTAGAAAATGTGGATTTAATAAGCTTATAGAGCATGATTGGGTAGATATTTTTAAAAATAAAGATGAGAAATACAATAAGGTACATAACATTAATAGAACCTGGGAGATTGGTTGTAATATAACACCCAATAGATTGGAATATTTATATAATCGTAAACAGAATTGCAGAGCACAATACTATAATAATAAAAAACAATTAATAACGATCACAAATAAAAATATGAATACAGAAAAAATTACAACTGAGGATATGAAAACTATCATTTTAAAAGAAGAAACGAATTTCTAAAAACAGTACTAAAAAAATCTAAAATATCAAAAGGAAGGTGTTTATGTGAATGTAAAAAATAAGGATTTTAAAGATTTAACAGAAGAATGGACAGGAAAAGTAACTAAAACAAATATGTATAAAAATAAAGAATTAACCCAAAATGGAAAAGGAATTGATTATACACAATTTATACAGCTAAGATTTCATTCCATAAATGAAAAACATATAGCAGACATTTATGGAATTGAAGGGTGGTATTTATTATGGAATTTAATGTGTCAAGCTAAAAGTAATAAAACAATGTTTTTGGAAACAACAATAAATACAATTTATCTAAAAATAAATAAGAAAATAACAACAGATAATATAAAAAAATATTTAGTTAAATTTAATCAAGAAGGAATTTTAAAATTAAATAAAGTTAAAGGAATGAACGTAAACACACCAATCCAAATATTTATTGCTTATAACAATAATGAGTATTATCCTTTTCAAAATGATAAGTGGACAGGTTATAGAGCTTTACCTATCGGTTTCATAGAAACTGTACTAAATAATGTTTCATCAGAAGAATGGGCAGTATTTACAACGTTATGTGTTAGATATAGGTACTGGCAGACTAAACCTAGTCAAGACTCGATGGGAAACATATACTATAAGTTATTTTTGGAACATTATTCTTTTCCAAGCATGGAGCAAATAGGAGAAATTATAGGAAGAAAAAAATCACAAGTTGGAAAGTACATAGATAAACTGGCAAAGAACAATTTGGGTATTATCAAAGTATATACTTCGGATAAAACAGAAATGACATCATTGTATGATAAGGAAGGAAAATTTATTGGAAATAAAAGAAAGAACTACATATATTACATATCACTTTTTGAGAGAGTGGAATACATATATCAGCATATAATTAAAATTGATAAAAGAGATAAAAAACAAAGAATCAACAACTCAGCACATTTCGATGATATAGCAGCAAGTCATAAATACGTTTACTTAACAGATGCAGATTACTTCAACCATTATTTTCAAAATTATTTAAACGAATATAAGAAAGTTTTAGATACTAAAGACTTTGACTTATATAAACAGATTGAAAAGAAGTGTGAACATGAAAATGGAATAACAAATATACCTTTAACAGCAAAAGAAACAATAGAAGATGAGAATGTAGTAAAAGTAAATTTTGGGTAAAAACTAGCTTGAAATCTCTGTAACCGTTAATATGACTGACTTGTATTTTGTATGATTTTGAGCCGAAAATTCCTTAAAATAATACCTGTTTGTATGATTTTGAGCCAAAAATTCCTTAAAAAGTTAAAAATGTTTTCCGATTTTAAGGAAAAAATCGCCTGAAATCGGATGTATATACATATAATTCTAATAATATATACATATAATTCTACAAATAAAAACATATAAATCTACGACTTTACGATTTAAAAACCGAAAAATAAATTTTTCTCTTTTTAAATTCGTTTATATGATATTGCCTTTTTTTATTCATTATTTTCTTACTTTTAAAATTCAATTATAAATGGAGGTGTTAATATGAAAATTAAAAAAATATTTAAACGTGAAATAGCTTTACAACTAATAAGTATGGGGAATCAATTAATTTATACAGAGCCAAATCGCAATATTAAAGATTTTGTTGTTTTCTGTTTTGAAGAAGATAATAAATTGCTTAATGATTTAATAAATTGACTCACTAAGTTTACCCCTTCAAAAGGGAAAACTAGTAATAAAATCGCCAAGGGTGGGGATTTTAGAAAAATATCAAATATATCAAAAGGGGAATGTGTTATGTGTAATAAACAAGTAAAAATGTATTGTGTTAAGTTAAATTTGGTGAGAACAAAGGAAGAAAAATTAATGGGAAATGCTAGATATGATATAAAACAAAGAAGATATAAATTTAGAAAAGGATTATCTGAATATGTAAAAAGTAAATTAAATACAGAAAATTGGACAGAAGAATGCAGCAAGTTGTTTAAAGAAATAATAACCAATAGTAAAAGATATACACAAATAGAAAAAGAATTAAAATTAATTAAGAAAAAAATATCTGAATTATATAGAGTTAATAAGGATTTAGATAGAAGTTTATGTAGTATAAATATAAAAACAAAAGATGTAATTGCTATAGGAGATAATAATTTAGTAAGAACATTAGGACTTAATTTAGGGGATTTTACGGATAAAATTATTACTGTTAAAGTTGGAGATATGGATGATTTAATTGTAGATAAAATAATTAAAGATGGTTTAACTATAATCAATTCTAATGGACAAAAGCAACACTATAGATTCTTTACGGCAGGAGCAGGACAAACTAGAACTAAAAAATTTATGATGATTTTAGAAAATGAAAATCTTAATGAAATAATGTTAACTTTGATGAATGGTTTAACTGTAAAAGAAATAAATCAAAAGGGTGGTATAAATATCAACAAATTCTTAGCTTATCTAGCTTTAAATAATTCTGGCTCAAGAGTATGGAATGATTTTGATATAGATAAAGCAATAGTGGTTGATGATTTTAAAACGATGGTAAGTGCTACAGTAGATTATATAGATAGAAAAACTAATACAATAGAATACAAAGATAAAGCTGGTAGGAAAAGAGTTAAAGAGGTTGCAGAATGGGATATAGAGAAAAATAAAACAATGGATGTACCAGTACCTCATTTTGATGGTCTAGGATTAATATTAGATAAAAATTATAAGAAAAATATGCAAGTTAGATTAACTTGGGTTAAAGGATTATTAACATATTTTAATGTGGTTGGCTATTGTAAAGAAAATGGATATAGTACAAAAGTAAAGGATATATATGGTAAGGAATGGGATATAGTAGAAGATAATATTCAATATATTTTCACAAAATCTCAATTCAAACTTCATAAGTTTTATAAGGATTGGGAAAAATACAAAGAAAACTTTAAAAAATATAACTGTACCGCTAATATTTGCATGAAGGATAGTAATAAAATTAGAGATTATAAAGATATGGATATAAATTATCAAATGCTTCAGCAATTAATACATATGAGCGACCCACAAATAGAATTACTTACAACAGATTTTAAGGAATTAATTAAAAAGGTACATACAGATAGAGATTCACAGTTAGAATTTTTAGGAGCAACAAAAAATAATAAATATAGAGATTATTTGCAAGAAGCTTTAAGATTATATCCAGAGATGTTAAAAAGTGCTTATGTGAAGAAACAAATAAGTGAAAAAATTACATCTGAAAAGAAAAAAGCTTGTAGTGGTAAAATTAAAATTAAAAATAGTAAGAGAATATTTATATTATCAGACCCATGTGCTTTCTGTGATTGGTTGTTTGGCAAAATAGAAAAACCAGAAGGTTGTTTAAAAGATGGTGAAGTATATTGTAACTTATATAAAAAAGAAAGTAAGCTTGATATATTAAGAAGTCCAAGCTTATCCTTTGAACACGTTATAAGAAAAAATGTAAAAGTAAAGGGAAGTTATAAATGGTATGAAACTAATGGATTATATACTTCAACACATGACGTTATTTCCAAGATATTAGCTTTTGACGTAGATGGAGATGAAGCTTTAATTCTTACTACAGATTGGATAATAGATTTAGTAGAAGAAATGATTAAAAAATATGATATTAAGCCAATTTATTTTGAAATGGGTAAAGCAGCAGCAAACGTAATTAATGGTGGAAATATATCTAAAAGTTTATTGTTTGTATACCACAAGAGCAATATCGGAAAAGTAAGTAATAAATTAACCAATATATGGAATGATGAAAATTCTATGGAAAAATATTCTTTGATGCAAAAATTATGTGCTTATAATAATGATGTTATTGATTCAGCGAAAACTTTGAGTATTCCTAAATTACCAGATGAAGTTAAAGAGGTATTAAGAAAAGAAAAATACCCTTATTTCTTCCAATATGCTAAGAATAAGAAAGAACAACAATGCAAAGGAATGAGTAATAGTGTTATGGATAGAATTTGTAGGAGTATAGAATCTATAGGAAATACAAAATTTGATTATAAGAAAGGGTTTGGTACCTTTAGAATTAAAACATTAATGTATAATCAAAACAATATAGAAGTTGATGAAAGTGTAAAAAATAAATATTTAGAATTAGAAAAAATAACATTAGATAAAATTGATGAATATGTAAGAGAATTTGAAAATGAAGATGAGGAAGACATGAAGAAAACGAACTTTAAAGAAATGTTTTATAGTGAAGCTAGAAAAGAATTTTTGAATTTTAGTAAAGAAATAAATATTGACTATGTTGAATGCGTAGACATGATTATAAAATATACTTATAAAACAAATGATTTAAAAATGGCTTTCTTATGGAATGTGTTTGGAGCTATTATAATTAATAATTTAAACAGAAATATTAACAAACCTTTAGATAATGGATATATGATGTGTACTGAATGTGGGAAGAGAGTTAAAAGAGAAACAAATAACCAAAAAAGATGTAAAGTTTGTTCTCAAAAACAGAAAAATAATTCTAAAAAAGTGCTTAAAACGGCTTGATAGCAATATTTTCAAGGGATTTCATTTTAAAAATAAATATTTAAAAACCTTTGTAAATGGCTTGTACAGTATGTTTGAGGTGAGTTTAGAAATTCGTAAGATGGATAGAGAGTGAGGACTCGTAATAAACCAGTAAGGCTAAAAGAACTTACATTAGGGTAGAGTGATATTTGTTACTCTACTCTTAAATGTGTAGTTTTTTTATATTTTTTAACTTAAAAAATCATATACATAATTATTATAACATGCTAAAATGCATATGTATATACTTTTGCGAAAATAATTTAAATAAAATGGAGGATGATAAAATGCTAAGAAAATTTACAAACAAAGAATTAAGTGAAATTAAAGAAATTGAATATGCTAAAAAGGTTTTAAATGAAGATGGAGCTTATTCTTATCAAAATCAAAAGTATGTTTATTTTTACAACAATAACAAAGAATTGATTAGGATTGATAATAATTTAGAAAGTAAAATGGAAAATTATTATGAGTTAAACGAATCTATGAAGGAAATATACGAAAAAACATATAAAGAATATAAATTAAAAAAATTGGAGGATGATAATATGACATTAGTACAAAGAAAAAAATTAGAAAAAGTATTAAAAAAATTTAACGATGAGGAAATGGGTGGAGGATATTTATATTTTCTACATAGGAATGAATTGATACAATTGGATTTAGTTGATTATTCTAGTGTAACAGTTTGTAAAACAGAAGAAATAGAAAACTTTCAGTTTATCAAGGAAGATAAAGAAGAATGTACAAATGAAGGGTTATACATAGAAATAGAAGATGAAGAAGTACAAGGCTGTTGGATAGATGAGATGGGTTGTCAGTTTTAAAAATTTCTTTAAGTTGGTATAGAGAGAATTCCCACCCTTGGGAATTTTACATTATATTATTAGGGGGAATTAATATGAATATGGAAGAAAAGTTATTTGAATTAATAGAACAGGATAATAAAAATAGGCAAATAGCAGAGCAGAAATTAAAAAAAATATGTGAAAGAAGTAAGAGAATTACATATAAAGATATGATAGATAAATTAATGGAAATTACAGAAAATAAATTACATAAAGATAGTTATAAATTTACAAGTTTTATTTCTTGGTTGGTGGAAGATCTAGAGTACAATATGGAAGTAAATGAAGCTGCTTGGGATAAAAGGATAGAAGAAATAGAACAGGAAGATAATTGGGAAGAATATAAGGATACATATAATAAATTTAAGAATGATGGTGATTTTAATTATGATAGTGTAGAGGAATTTCGTGATGAAATGTTGGAGTGGAGCTATTCGCATTGTTTAAATAGTGTATTTAACGATTTGAAGCGTGAGTATGAACATAGAAAAGAAAAAGGATTAATATAGATGCAAAGCCGACTTTACTTTTATATTAAATATTTTTTTATTTGTTTTTAAAAATGAATATAATATCTTATTTATACTATAACACATATTAAAAGTAAATACAATGGAAAATTAAAAATAATTACATATTAAAAAACGAAGTCGACTTCGTAAATAAAAACCCACTAATGACAACATTAAGCCTTTTAAACTTCTATTAATATAGTTGTCTATTAGTAGATAAAAGTTTAAAAGTAGAGGTTTGTGGGCATGCCCTCTTTAGTAAAAAATTTATACATATAAGTGAAAGAGATATAGGAAAAAAATCTTATATCTTTTTTATGTTTTTTTGAGTACGATTTTTAAAAAACGGATTAATAACTTTTTAGAAAACAAATTTATGATAAGCGAAGGAGTAGATATAGCTATGAAAATGAAAGCAATAGGAATATACGGAATTGAAGATGTAGAAACAGGAAATATATATGTGGGACAGAGTACAGATATAGGGAAAAGATGGAGCAATCACGATAGTTTTTTGAAGGCTGGAAAACATAAATACAAGAAATTACAAGAAGCTTATAATTTAGATTGTAAAAGAATTAAATATACGATATTAGAAGAATGTTCAAGAGAAAAATTGCAAGAAAGAGAAGAGTTTTGGATGGAATATGTAAAAAAAATAGATGGCTGGACATTGATTAATAAACAGCCTTATGGTGGAGTTAATAAAAAAGTTACGGATACAAGTAATATGAAAAAAGCTCAACAAGGTGTTAATAATGGCAATTGTAAGTATGATATTGAAATAATAATAGAAATTAAAGAAATGATTAATATGGGATTGAGCAATACAGAAATAAGTAAAAAAACTGGTATTAATCGAAATTACATTAGTCAGATTAGAACGGGTCAAAAGTGGTCAAGCGTAAATATATTACCAATATAAGAGGGTGGAATTTTTCCACTCTTTTTATAATTAGATAGGAGTTGAAAATGATGGAAGAAATAAAAATAGTAAACAGAGCAAAGATAGCTTATTTATATATGAATGATATTTTTGAGGATAGGATTGAAAAGATAGAAAGAAATGGTCAGGAGATGTGGGCTTTTGTGTTCATGAATACAGATAGATTACATGAATTATTAAAAGAATATGATGGAAAAACAGATTTAAAAAAATATAATAGTGCATTCAAATTTATTGCAATGCAGATAAAGAAGAAGAAAATGGAGGAAGTATAAATGGTAATTAAAGATACTGTTAAAGAAAACATATTAATAAATGGAAGAATTGGAGAACTTGAATATGATATATTTGAAAAAGATATATATAATTTGATTAAAAGATATGGGAGTGCATTTATAACAAGAGAACTAATTGAAAAGACTAGAATGGGTATAGGATTGGAAGACGTAGTTGGAGAATTAAAGAATTAAAATAAATAATTAGTGTTGGAGGAGATAAGTATGTTATTTAAAAATTTCACTGATAATGAATTAAAAGAAATAAAAATAGCTTGTAAAGAATTACAAGAAACTGTAAAAAGAATACGAGGAGAAAAAAGTAATAGAGAATGTAAGGAAAAGGGAATAGAGAAACAAAAAAGAAGAGATATGGATTTGAAAGAATTATTAGATGAAGCACAGAAGATTTATAATGTAAATAATATAGAATTTCAGTACTTGCTTAAGACGTATATAGATAATATAGAAGATAATAGAAAAAACATATGTGAAAAGTGTGATGAAGTTATATCTGAATGTAGAAAATATAGGGGAAAATTATAAATATTGAAGGAAAACTTGTTTAAATGTAGAATATTGGATATTATAGAGTGTAATTGTAAATATTTTATGTGAGGAGAGATTTGTTATGATAAAAATAATAATGGATAGTGGAAAAGAGTATAAAAGTAATTTAAGTATAAAAGAATTTACAGACAAGTGCTTTATTAAAGAAGAAATGCCAAATGGACTTGGTGCAACAATTCCTATTATAAAACCTAATATGAATTATATGTACATAAGCGAGGATATTATTATACACCCACAACACATATCATCAATCGAAAATATTACAGATGAAAATAAGAAAACAAACAAAAACATAGATGATTTAATCAAAGGTGATAAAGAAAATATGAAAGGATTTACGTCTGAAAAAAAAGAACAGGTTTTAAAATCTTTAAATAATATAATATAAATTTATTAAGGGTATCTGAAAAGGTACCCTTTTTTGTTAGAGTTTTTAAGTAATGTTTATAGATATATTAACATAGATATTACTAATAAAAATATAAAAAGAGGTTTGAAATGATTAACATAATTGTGTTAGGGATGTTACTTCTAGGTATAATTTTTTTAGTAATTGGATTAATTATTTATATAAGACGTAAGGATAGTCCGGGTTATATAATAGCTGGTGGAGTTCTAATATTAGGACATATATTTATAAAACTTTTAGATAGAATAATGTAAGATAAGAATAAAATATCATCCATTGAATATAAAATTATGAGGTGATATTTATGGTCATTGATAATAGAAAAATGTTTGATACTGAAAAAGATGAAGAAGTTTGGACTAAAATTATCAAAATAGATTCATTGAGAAGTTGGCTTGGAGATAGTTATCATGTCGTAAGATATTACAAAACAGAGTGCGATGAAGAATACTATTTATTTGAGTATGTAATAGCTGATAATAATGGGATGATAGTTACTCATTTTAGAGAAGAGCATTGGAGTCAAATACTTGAACAGTTTGATATTAATGATAATGCTTATATTTATTGTCAGGATATTCGTGAAAAAAATGATTATACATTAATATTGAGAGGTAGAATAATAAAAAATCGTGTAAAAAATGATTGTTACTAGATTACCATTAATTTGGTATTCTTTTCAATATATTTAATTTAATTCATTGAGTAAAGAATTTTAAGGTGGTATAATGTTCCTGTAATAAAATTATGGGGAGATGGTTTATTGAAAAAAGATAATACAGTTTTAATACCTATTCGTGAAATGAATCTAATAGTTAAAAGTAGTATCTGTGATAGGAATAAAAAACTTAAAGAAATTCTAATGTTATATAGCAGATCTATAAAACTTAAGGATTTAAAAAAAATAAAAGAAATAGATATTAACGTATATAGGTTAATTAGTACAAGAGAAGCTGTAGAATTTATGAGAGATGAAGCATCAAAAGAATGGGTACAACAGAAGCCTGATGGAGTAATTAAAATACCTTGTGAATTATGTGGAAATACAAAATCAGAAGATAAATATATTATATATAACAGATTAAATGGAAATACATTGAGAGTAGGTTCTTCATGTATATACAAGTTTCCAAAACTTGATAAGAAATATATGGGAGTATCTATTAGTACTATTAGTAAACTTTCTAAAACTAATCCAGAAAAGCTTAAAAAAATAGTTGAATTTAATGAATTATATAGTGGTGGAAAAGAAATTATAAATAATTGGAAACAAAAATATAATAATTTCAATATTGTTTTTCCTAGTGATTATGATGATGAATTAAGAAATATAACTAATAGAGGTACAAAAATATATAATAAATACATAAATGGAAAGTTAGAATATAAACAGTTAAAAATTTTTAAACAATGCATAGTAGACTTTGATTATTTATATGATAAATGTATGAAGTTTGATAAAAATAATAAGGATAATAGATATATTTGTACTAAATCTATTGCGGATACCTTAAAAAAACATAAACAAGATGGGATATTGAGATATATAAAAGAAAAAAATTCAAATATACAAAAAGGGTTGGCTAAATATGTATATAATGTTGAATTTATTTCTAGATTTGAAAATGAAATAAAAACTGTATTTGACAAATTTAATCTTAAATTCGAAAAAATAGATAGCCAATTTATGGTATTCACTTATAAATATAAATTTCTTGATTCAATAACACTTCAAATGTCGATACAAAAATTCACAGAAAATTTTTCGAATATATTTTATGGAATAAATAAATTCGATAAAGATGAAATCTTTAAATATATGTTGCTAAAAAACGAGCAAAGTAATATAAATGAATTCGTTGGAATAATGGAACATATATTGAAAGATAATAAGTATTATTTTAAGTATGATATAGATTTATATCAAAAGCAAATAATAGAAGTACATATACGTAATTCAACAAAATTTGGAATATTACGTATAAAAGATATTATGAATAAATATATTAAAATTTTATATTTGAGTGATAAAGAATCAAAAACTTTTATTTTAAAAGAAATAGATAAAGTAAATATCTGGATGGATGATAAAGAGAAAGATAAGTTTGATATCGGAAATATAGCTTCTGTATGGGCTAAAGAAAAAATAAATTAATCATATATTTAAGATTAGTATTGAACATTTAGAGATCTGTATTATTACAGGTCTTTTTTATTGCTTGAAAATATTGGAGGTAGAAAAATGTTAAAGAGCGTAAATGGATTAAAAGAAATGATTATTAAAGGACAGATAAAGAGAATATTTATATTTGATAGTTGGAATAAACATTTTATAAATACAATTATAAAAGAATTTGATGGTTTAAATGTAGATATGTATGTTATTAAAAATAGTTTAAGATGTGTGGAAGGAATAAGTTTTAATAATAAGGATTGTATAATATTTAATGAAACAGTTTTAAATAATTGCAGAGAAGTGAGCAATTACATATTGCAACAAGCTAATATTAATAATGCTCTTATAAAAGTATTTACAGAAGATATGGTAGATAATTATTATAAAGGTGTCGAAACTATAGAGTTACCGAAAGGTGAAAGAATTAAAAAAGATAATAGTAAAGTTATAGTAAAAATAAAATTAGACTCAAAAGAAGTAATGAAAGCTATGAGAGAAAGTATAAAAAGAAATATAGAAGTAATTATATAAGAAGGTGATTAATATTGCCTGTTTATAGAAAATGTACAGAATGTGGTAAGAAAGTATTAGAAGATACATTGTGTAAGTGTGAGGAGAAGAAGAGGAAGGAAAGCTATAAAGAATATAAACATAGAAGAATTGAAGACAGAGAAGAAAAAGTAAGACAGAAATTTTATAGTGATAAGATTTGGTTAAAGTTATCTGAGAATATAAAGAGACATTACTTCGGTATGTGTGTAGTATGTTGGTGTAAAGGATTGATACCAGCAAGTGAGTACACACATCATATTGAAACTATAAAAGATAGATTTGATTTAAGGTTTTGTGAAGACAACTTAATACCATTATGAGAGTGTTGCCATAAGAAAGTCCATGGAATGATGGATAGAAGTGAAAAGGATAAAAGAAATATACAGAAGGATTTAAAAGAACTTATTAAAAAGTTTAATGAAGAATTTTATTAAGTGGGGGAGGGTATGAAAATATTTAAGAAAGCTTAAAAAGTCTGTGGTGCCCTCTCAGTTACATAAAAATCCCTTATGAAAACTTTTAGTCAAAAAGAATTATTATTAATTAGAAAGAAAGGATGGTGATATAATGGCTAAAGCACCAAAACCAATAGAATTACAAAATAAACATTTAACTAAAGAAGAAATAGAAAATAGGAAAGAGCAAGAAGATAGACTAAAAGGTGCTGATAATAAAGTTTATAAGTCACCTAAAAATCTTTCTAAGGAAGAAAAGAAAATTTACAAATTTTTAGTAAATGAATTAAAAGAAAGTGGTATACTGTGTAATCTAGACATTACAATTTTAAAAAGTACTGCTGATTCAATATATAGAATGGAAGAATGTAAGAAAAATATAGATACATATGGAGCTGTATTATTTAAGGAAGATGGAACACTATATAGAAATCCAGCAACTACAATTTATAAAGATTATAATTCTATATTTAATAAATGTTGCATGGAATTAGGTTTAAGCCCTTCTGCAAGGGCAAGATTAGCACAAGTAAACATTCAAGCACAACAAGAAAAAGAAGACCCAGTTTTAAAAGCTTTAAAAGGTGATTATAAATGATATTATTAAATAAAGCTTTAAAATATTGTGCAAATGTACTGAATGGGACTGAAATTACTACTGATGAAGTAAAACAACAATGTAAAATATTTTATAATGATTATTATAAAAATCAATATGAAGAGGATTTTGAATTTTATTTTAATGAAAAAAAATTAAAAGTAATAAACGACTTACTTAAATTATTTAATTATGCCACTGGGTTTGTTGCTGGGAAAAATGTATTAGAAGGTTTGGAAGGATTCCAAGCCTTATTTTTATGTGCAATTTTTGGATTTAGATATAAGAACAATAAGGATAAATTTAGATATAGAGATATAGTTTTATTTATTCCTAGAAAAAATGCAAAAACTTTTCTAACAGCATTGGTGCTTATATTACTAATGTTAACAGAACAAAATTTTAGTGAATTTTATTCTATATGTATTGACAGAGATTTAGCAACTGAAGTAAGAAAAGCAATGGTACAATTATTAGATGCAAGTCCATATATAGGTAAATATTTTTGGTGTTCTGATTCTGAAATAGGTATTATTAAATGTAAATTAACAAATAGCTTTTTTAAGCCTAGAACATCAAAAGCTAATAAAAATAACTCAATCCGACCAGCTTGCTTTATAGCTGATGAAGTAGGAGCATTTACAACTAATGATAATATACAAGCTATGAGAAAAGGGCAATTAAGTGTATATAATCCATTATCTATTAAAATAACAACAGCTTATGCCGAAAGTGATTCTATCATGCTTGAAGAATTAGAATATGATAGAGCTGTATTAAATGGAACTGTAAGTAATTCTAGATTATTTTGTTTGCTATATTATTGTACTAGAGAAGAAGCGTGGACAAATATTGGATTATATAAAAGTAATCCCTTGCGTGTTGAAGAGAACTACAAGGAAATAAGGGAAGATAGAGAAACGTGTAAGATAAAAACAAGTGAACAAGCAGAGTTTTTAACTAAAAACATGAATATTTTCTTAGAAACTAATGAATTAAATAAATATATTGATATAGATTATTGGAAGAAATGTAAAGCTGATAAAATTGATTTTAAAGGTAAAAATGTAATTGTAGGTATAGATTTATCTGTAACTACAGACCTTACAGCAGTTTCTATTATGTATAAAGAAAATAATATAATTTACTGCATGAGTCATGGGTTTCTTCCAGCAGATTCTTTAGATAAGAGAAGGGAAAATATAGATTATAGAAAGTATGAAAGAGAAGATTATTGCGATATACATAAAGGGATGACAGTTAAATATACACTTGTAGAAGAATATATCAGAAACATTGAAAGTAAATATGGTTGCACTATAGAAACTATTGTAACAGATCCAATGAATGCTAAAGAGATGATTGAAAGATTAGAAAAAGATTATGATGTTTTAAAATTAAAACAAACATATACTAATTTAAGTCCCGCAACAAAGGAATTTAGAAAAAAGGTTTATGATGGACAAGTTAAATATGAAAAAAATGAATTGTTAGATTGGTGTATGAGCAATGCTATCACAACTGTAGGAAAATCTGATGATGAAATGTTAGCTAAAGAGGATAAAAACAAGCAAAGGATAGATATGGTTGCAGTTTTAATATTTTCTTATACAGAATTAATAGGAGAAGATTATACATACAATGCTTTGGAAGAACTAGAAAAAATGAGTGAAGACTGGTAGGTGATTAAAATTAAAAAATTAATAAATAAGTTTAAACAGAAATTATTTATAGCAGATATGTTATTAATAATTTCTGTTTTTATAATCTTTTTTACAACATTTTTATTAAATAAATATATTGCTATGTATTTATTATCTTTATTTTTCTTTGGGGTTAGCTATTTAATACAGAAGAACAGGAGGTGAGTTATAAATGATATGGGATAAGATAGAAAAAAGAAGTGATAAAACTACGAATATAAATGATTGGAAAGAGGTATATTCGTTTAAAAATGGATATGATATTACACCATTTGAAGATGATTTAAAAGAATCTACATATTTTAGTTGCATAAATAATATATCGCAAGATGTTGCGAAATGTACAGTACAAGTAAAAAAAGAAACTGAAAAAGGTGAAGTATTAGCAAAACAACATTATTTATATGATTTATTAAGATTAAGACCTAATCCATATATGAGTGCTATTGATTGTTATAAAACTTTTGTGGTTTTAGCTAAACATTATGGATATAGTGGGCTTTATATTAAGAGAAACGGTAGTAAAATAGAAGGATTGTACCCTGTAAAAATAAAAAATTGTACTATTGATAATGCTGGATTAATAAAAGGGGTTAAAAATAATAAAATACTATGGGACTATGAAGGTGTTGATTGTGAAGTAGGAAGTTGTTTTGATAAAGACATAATTATTTTAAGGGATTTTACTTTAGATGGAATAAAAGGTAAAGCAAATAAAAGTATTCTAAATGAGAGTTTAGACACATCTGTTAAAAGCCAAGAATATTTAAATACGTTATTTAGAAATGGATTGACTAATAAAATAGTAGTACAACTTACAAGTGATTTAAAAGAAGAGAAAGAAATAAAGAAAATGCAAGAAAAATTTAGCAGGATATATTCTTCTAATGGGAGAGTATTTACTATACCTGCTGGATATTCTGTAAATGCTTTAAATTTAAGCCTTGCTGATGCACAATATGAGCAATTACGTAGATTATCCAAAGAAGAAATAGCAATGTCTTTTAGAGTACCACTGAGTAAATTAGGATTTGTTAAAGAAAATGCTAGATCAGAGGAACAAGATAATTTAAAATATTTAAATGATTGCTTATTAATAATATTTGAACAAATAGAACAAGAGATGGACTATAAGCTACTTACAACAACGGAAAGAAAACAAGGATATAAAATAAGATTTAATGAGAAGGTATTATTAAGAACAGATTCCGAAACCCAAGCTAATGTAATTAATAGTTATGTTAGAAATGGAGTGTATGATTTAGATAAAGCGAGGGGAATTTTAGGTGCAGAAAAACTAGGTGGAGAGCCTATAATTACTTTACCCTCAGGACAAGTTTTATTGAAAGATTTATTAAATGGTAATGTTAGTTATTTGAAAAATAATAAATCGGATATAGGAGGTGATGAAGATGCAAAAACAGAAGGAAATTAGAAAAATACAAGCAAATACAATAAAAACTAGAACAGAAAATGATGAATATATTATAGAAGGTTATATAAATAAATATAATACACGTTCTCAATTTATGGGTTTTTTTGAAGAAGTGAGAAAAGGTGCTTTTGATAAATCTTTAGCAACTAAAGAATATATACCTGCTTTATATAATCATAATTCTGATAAAATTTTAGGTTCTACTAGAAGTGGAAGTTTGAAATTAATTTCTGATGATATAGGATTGAAATTTAATCTTAGAATTAATCCTAAAATTACATATGCAAATGATTTATATGAATTAGTTAAAGCAGGAGACATTGAAGGTTGTTCTTTTGGATTTTATGTGAATGATGATGAATGGACAACGCTTGAAGATGGTAATGATTTAAGAAGTATAAAAGATTTAGAATTAATAGAGGTAACTATAACACCATTCCCTGCTTACTTAGATTCTAGTGCTAATTGTAGAAGTTATGAAGAACATAAAAAAGATTCAGAAGAACATAAGAGAAATGAAGAGGAATTAAGAAAAGTTGAATTAGAATTAATAAGATTAGAACTAGAGTAAGATAGTTCTTTTTTTTTATGTAAAAAATAAAATTAAAAATTGAAAGGATGGCTTAATTATGAAAATAGAAGAATTAAGACAACAAATAGAAACAAAAACAATAGAGGTAAGAGGATTTTTAGAAAAAAATGATTCTGAAAATGCCAAAAAAGTTATGGAAGAATTAAGAGGATTAAAAGATTCTTTAAAGATAGCAGAAAAATTAGAACAGGAGGAAAGAGAAGCACTAGAGAAACAAAAAAATAAAGAAAAGAGAGGTAATAAAAGTATGGAAAAAGCAAATGAATATAGAGCAGTAGTTAAAAAAATTATGGGACAAGAATTAACAGAAGAAGAAAGAGCGATGATAAAAACTAGTGACCATAGTGCAGTTATACCAAAACAATTTATAAACGATATTATAGAATTAGAAAAAGGATATGGTTCTTTAGAAAATCTATGTGATGTAATACCAGTTACTAAAAATGAGGGAACAATTCCAGTTATAGATTTAGAGCAAGGTGAAGATTTGAAAGAAGTAACAGAAGGTGATGCAATAACAGATGGTACGCTTGTTACAACAGATACACCTTTTAAGTGTTCAAAGGTTGGGTTATTACAAAAAATTACAAGTGAAACAATAGATGATGCTGAAGTTGAAATAGAAAATTTAGTAAGAAAGAATTTTGTAATAAAGGCAGTAGCGAATAAAAATGCTAGAATTATGAAGGTTCTAAATGATAATGCAACAGTAATAGCAGGAAACTCTTATGAAGATGTACATAAGGCAATAGATAAATCTTTACCTGCTGTTAAAAAAGGATTAGTTAATATAACAAATGTAACAACATATGCAGAGTTAAAAAATATGAAAGATAAACAAGGGAGAAACTTAGATTTAATAACTGTTATAAATGGACAAGAGTATTTTGGTGGGAAACCTTTATATGTTGTAGAAGATACAGCTTTAATACCTACAACAAAAGAAAAGAAGTTTTGTATATTGATTGCAAATACTAAAGAGGCAGTAAAATTTACTAAAAGAAAAGAAATAACAGTGGCTAAGAGCCAAGAAGCAGGATTCACAACAGATTCTGTTTATTTAAGAATATTAGGTAGATTTGGGGTTAGTAAAGGTGTTACTAGAAGTATAAAGAAAATAGAATTTTAATAATTGGGTGGCTTAATGCTACCCTTTTAATAAGTAGGTGATAATATGACGCTTGAAGAAATAAAAGATTATCTTAAAATTGATGATGATTATGAAGATAATTCTTTAAATGAACTTATAGCAACTAGCGAAATTTATATAAATTTTATGGTAGGAGAAGGTTATAAGACAGATAATAAGGCTCTAAAACTTGCAAATTTACTACAGAAGAAATTGATAGCTGATATGTATGAAAATAGGAGTACAGAAGTGCCTACTAATACTAAACAGGATAGAATAGTTACAAGTATTTTAGATAAATTAAGTAACTATGAGGTGTAATTATGGCAGATTTTAAAGTTAAATTAGGAGAGCTAAACAAAAGAATAACTATACAAAAATACACAACTATACAAAATGATAATGGTTTTGATATAGAAGATTGGCAACCTTATAAAACTTTATGGGCAAGTATGAATAATCTTTGGGGAAAAGAATTTTATGCAGCAAAGGCAGTACAAGCAGAAAATACAGTAGAATTTATAGTTAGATATTCTAAAGATTTAGAGAAAATTAATTCTAAGGAATATAGGATTAAAACTATAAAAGATAAAAATGCTACAAAAGAAAAAGATAAATACAGATATTTTGATATAACCTTTATAGACAATATTAAATATGAAAATAAGTGGCTAAAGATTAAAGCTGTTGAGGTGATTTAATTGGCTGATGGTATAGAGGTTGAAGGTATGGATGAAATTTCTAAAATGTTTGAGGATATGACATTAAGTGAATCTGATAAAAAAAACGCCGTCAGAAAAGGATTAAATGTTGTTGATAAAAGTTTAGATGGACAGATACCAATAGGTAAAACCAAAAGATTATCTAAAAGAAAGAAAAGTGTTAAAAAAGAAGGGCTTGCTACAGTTGGGACAACTAGATTAACGGCTTTTTATGACTTTATGAGGGAATTTGGTACAAGCCAATCAAAGGCTCATGTAGGTTTCTTTGATAGAGCGGTAAAAGGTAGTGAAAATGAGGCAATCGAAGCAGTTGCAAAAGAATTATTAGATAAAGCAAAGTAGGTGGTGATAATTGAATATAAAACAATATCTTTTAAATGTATTGAATAATAAAGAAATTATAGATTTGTTATCAGATGAAAAAGTATTTTTTCTTCATGCTGATAATCCAGCTAAAGATTTATATCTTGAATATGAGATTATTAATGAGTATGGAACTGAGTATTCTGAGGGAAATGAAAATTTTACAACATATATAGTCCAGATAGATATATTTTCTACTGGAGATTATACAGCGTTGGAAAATACAGTTAAAAGAATAATGATACATAATGGATTTAATAGAGATATGGCAGCCGACCTTTATGAAAAAGAAACAGGATTATATCATAAGGCAATGCGTTTTAATATAAGTTTACCAATGGACTAGCTAAAAACTAGTCTTTTTTATGTAAAAAATTAATTTGAAAATTGAAAGGATGGGATTTTAATATGCCAGAACAAGTAGTGCCAGTAGTTGGTTTAGAAAAATTATATGCAGCAAAGATAATAAAGGATGATAATACGGGAGTAACATTTGATACACCAATATATTTAGAAGGAATAAAAGAACTAAGTATAAAACCTAAAATTACAACAGATGATTTTTATGCCGAAAACAAGTTATGGCTAAGTGAAAGCACTTTAGCAAATGTTGATGTAGAAGCAGATATAACAGATTTAAATACGGCAAATGAAGTTTTTTTACTTGGACATAAATTAGCAACAGAAGGTGGAATTATATATAGTGATGATGATAAAGCACCAGATGTTGCTTTGCTTTATAAAGCTAACAAAGGTAATGGAAAAGCACGTTACGGAATATTGTACAAGGGTACTTTTAGTATTTCTGATGAGCAGTATAAAGGTAAAGAGGGAAAGTCTAATTTCCAAGCAAAAAAATTAAAAGCAACATTTGCTCCATTACATTTTAATGGCAGATGGAAGTATAAAGTAGATGAAGAAGAAGGTATGACAGATGAAAAATTCTTTAAAGAGGTAATAATACCAACAGAAAAGGTTGAAACTACAGAAAAAGCAATATTAGATAAATAATTTATAGGGTGGATTGATTTCTACCCTTATTTTTATTAAAAAATTAGATTGAGGTGATTATATGTTAGAAAAAATAAGAAAGCAAAAAATAGGTGATAAAGAATATAGTTTTAGGATGATTAATAGAACTATAAGGAGAATAGATGAAAAGTATGGGAATTATGGTGATGTAATTTTTGGATTGATGGAAGGAAAACAGTTTTATACAAATACTCTCAAATTAATAAGTTTAAGTTGCATTGAAAAAGAATGGGATATAGAAGAATTAGAAGATACAATGACAGCAGAGCAATATCAAAAAATAACTGTATTAGCAGTAAATATTTATTTAGACTACATGGGATTAAATGAAGAAAATGAGGAAGAAAGAGCAGAAAAGAAAGAAGTTAAAAAAGAAAAAAACTAAATGACCAGTCAAAATCTAGATATTTAATAGATTTTGACTGGCTTTTTTATATCGCACATACACATTTAAATTATTCTAAGGAAGAATTTTGGAATACTACACATAAAGAAATTTATAAACAATGGAAAACTCACGTTAAATTTAATGGCTGGGAAGTTAAAAATAATAACGAAGAAAATAACACTACAAGTGATATAAATTATAAAAAAGTAAATATAGAAGATATAGCATTTTTATAGAAGGGAGGTTAATTAAGTGGCTAGTAATACAGAAAAAAGAATTACTGCTAAGATGGTACTTGATTCTACAGGTTACAATAATAAATTAAAAGGACTTAATTCTGAGATGAAAAAACATCAAGCGGAACTAAAATTGGCTAGTGAAGGTATTAAAAGCTTTGGTAAAGATAATGAAAAGTTAAAAACAGTGCAAGAGAGCTTATCGAAGCAAGTAGAGTTACATTCTAAAAGAGTAGATATGTATAAGAAATCCATAGAAAAAGCTAATACTAAAATGCAAGAGAATATAAAAACTAGAGATAAGATTAAAGACTCTCTTGATAAAGCCAATAGGAAATATGAAGAAGCAGTAAAAATATATGGTAAAGAATCTACTGAAGCTAAGAAAGCAAAAGATGAAGTAAATAAATTATCCGAAGAACATAAAAAAGCTGAAAAAGCAGTTGAAACTAATGCCAAACAAGTACAAAACTATGAAACTAATATAAATAAAGCTAATGCACAAATGGTAAAGACCCAAGGAGAACTTAAAAAGGTAAATGGAGAACTTGAAAAAAGTAATAATAAATGGTTAAAAGCTAGTGAAGGTTTAAAAAAGTCCAGTGAAAAACTAAAGAATGTTGGCGGTGGAATGGAAAAAGCAGGGGAAGGAATATTAAAAATTACTACACTTTTAGCCACAGGAGGAATAGCTAGTCTTAACTTTGCTACTAAGTTTGAAGATAGTATAGCAAAGGTTAGTACTATAGCGGATACAACACAAGTTCCTATAGGTGATTTAAGAAAAGGAATCTTAAAACTTTCTAATGATACTGGCATAGCTAGCACTGAGATAGCTAATAATGTTTATGATGCTATCAGTGCTGGGCAGAAAACGGGAGATGCAATTAATTTTGTAAGAAATTCAACCAAACTTGCTAAAGCTGGATTTGCTGAAGCAGGACAGTCTTTAGATGTTCTTACTACTATAATGAATGCATATAAGATGAAAGCTCAAGATGTTACAAAGGTGTCTGATATGCTTATAACTACACAGAATGAAGGTAAAGTAACCGTTGGTGAATTATCTTCTGTAATGGGTAAAGTTATTCCAACCGCAGTTGCTACGAATACAAGTTTAAAACAAGTTACAGCTGGATATGCACTGATGACTAAGAATGGTATTAAGGCAGCCGAAAGTACAACTTATATGAATGGTATGTTAAATGAAATGTCTAAAACAGGTAGTACAGCAGATAAAGCAATAAAAGCTGTTAGTGGAAAAAGTTTTCCCGAATTAATGAAAAGTGGGAAAAGTGTTAGTGATGTATTAAACATGATGAATGATTATGCTAAGAAAAATAATCTTAGTTTAAAAGATTTATTTGGAAATGCTGAAGCAGGTAAAGCAGCATTAGTTTTAAGTACAAATGCTGGTGCAGATTTTAATGAAATGCTAGGGAAGATGGAACAAAGTGCAGGAGCGACAGGAAGAGCTTTCGATAAAGTAACTAATACTAGAGGAGAAAGATTTAAAAAATCTTTAAATAAAATAAAAAATGAAGCTATTAGATTAGGTGATGCAATTGCTCCAATGATGGATAAATTAAGCGAATTAATGTCTAAATTAAGCGATAAACTTAGTGGACTTTCAAACGAACAGTTAAAAAACATAGCTAAATGGAGTGCTATGTCTATTGCAACTGGAAGTTTCCTTAAGGTTGGTGGTAAAGCAGTAAGTGGTATAGGAAGTTTAGTAGGTGGTATTGGACAAGCTACAGAATGGATAGGTAAATTAAGTGGTGCAACAAAAGTAGCAGAGAGTGTAGCAGGAGGTGCTAGTGTAGCAACAGCAGGAGTAACTAAAGGTATAAGTGCTATGGGACTGGCTACAAAAGCAGGGGCATTGCTTCTTAATCCTTGGGTTTTAGGAATTGGTGCTGCAATAATTGCTGGAGTAGCATTATATAAACATCTAAAAAAAGATGCAACACCAAGTGTAGACCTATTTGCAGATAAAGTCTCAAAAAGCAATATGGCTATGATGAACTATAGTGCTGCATCCAAAGGTATTGAAACTTCAAATGTTAAAATATCTAAATCTACTAAACAAGCAGTAGGTGCTTACATGGATTTAGATAAAAAAGCAAGCAAGTCTATGTTAAATTTAGTTGCTAATTCAAATAAGTTTAGTAAGCAAGCTAAAGACAAAGTATTAAAAAATTTTACTGATATGAGTAAGAAATCTAGTTCACTTTCCAATGAGCAAAAAAACGCTATGACAACCAATTTTAAAAAATTAGTTACTGATACAGGAGTATTAACTAAGAAAAATAAAGATGAAATAATAAAACAATATACTGCAATGGTAAATGGAACTAAAGGGCTTACAAAAAAACAGAAGGATCAAACGATAAAAGAATTTACAGATACTCTAAATAAAAGTACTGCAATTACAAAACAACAATCTGACAATCTGCAAAAAATATATAAGGATATGGGAGATAAAATTAAGATTGGTTTAGATAAAAAGAAAGCAGAAGAGTTACAAAGCCAACAAGATTTCTTCTCAAAAAGTAATGTTTTAACTACAACTGAAGAAGCTAAAATATTACAAACAACTACAACTAGTTGGGAGAATAAGAAAAAAACAATAGATGGATTACAAAATCAAATTAATTCTATTATTAAGAATGCAGCTGATAATCACAGACAAATAACAGAAGATGAAGCAAAAACAATAGATGGATTACAAAAGAAAATGAAAGAAAATGCAGTAAAAACTCTATCTGCTAGTGAAGTTGAGCAAAAGGTAATAATGGAAAGGTTAAAATCTTATAATGGAAGAATAACCTCAGAGCAAGCAAGTGAAGTTATTAAAAATGCTGAAAAGCAAAGACAAGGAGCAGTAGATAAAGCTAATAAACAGTATGATGGAACTGTAAGAAATATAATAAAACTTAGGGATGAAAGTAAAGTTATATCTGCGGATACTGCTGATAAAATGATTAAAGAAGCAGAAAGACAAAGAAAAGAAACAATAGATAAGGCAAATGACCAGAAAAAACAAGTAGTTTCTAAAGTGAAAGGTATGAATAGTGATATTGGGAAAAGTGTAAATACTACTACAGGAGACATACTATCTAAATGGGATAAATTAAAGCAATGGTGGTCTAATTGGCATCCTGACGCTAAACAATTTAATTATACTTTGAGAGGAATTGAAACAAAAGGTGTACAGAAAAAGTGGACAGGAGATAGATACTTTAGTGGTGGTTTAACGTATCTGCATGATGCACCGGGACATAATTCTAATTACGAATTGTACGATTTGCCAAGAGGTACAAGAATTTTTAACCATGATGCTAGTGCTGATTTGGTTATGAAAACAGCTGAAAATGTAGCAACTAAAGTGGCTAGTAGCGTGCTAAAAGGATTTAATGGTGTAAGTGGAATAAATGTAACACAACATATTTATTCTCCAAAACCAAGTGCAAGTGAGCTAGCAAGACAATCTAAAAATAATTTAAGAGAATTAGCTTTACAGTGGTAGAATTGAGGTGGTGATGTGAATAAAAAAGAAAAATTTATATTTAAAAATGAGAAAGGACAACAGATAGAATTTTCTATTTGGAGTCCTTTTTTCTTAGAAGATATAGATGGTATAAGTGGTTTAAAGAATATTATTTATAGTAGCAAAGGAATGAGACAAGATGGATCGACTAATACAGGTAGCACCTTAGATGATAGAAATATAGTTATTCAAGGTACTATAACAGAAAATAAAGAATTAAACAGAGAAAAATTATTAAGTATAATAAATCCTAAATTAAAATCTAAATTAATTTATATAGATGGAAATATAAAAAAATATGTAGAATGTATAGTGGAAACTGCACCTATTATACCCAAAGAAAATAATCCTAAATTTCAAATAAGCCTTTTATGTCATAATCCATATTGGAAAGATTATATTGATAGTAAAGTTAATATAGCCTTATGGAAGGGAGATTTTTATTTTCCTTTAGTAATTCCAGTTAATAAAGGAATTACAATGGGGCATAGAGAGCCTTCTTTAATAGTTAATGTACTAAATAATGGACAGGTTAAAACAGGTATGATAATAGAATTTTTTGCAAGAGGTACTCTTAAAAATCCATCTTTATTTAATGTAAATACCAGAGAGTTTATAAAGATTAATAAAGGAATGGTTGCAGGAGAAAAATTTATAATAAACACTAATTATAGTAAGAAAAAAATATTACAAGAGCTTAATGGTGTTACAACAGATATATTAAATTATTTAGATATTGTTGGTGGAGGAGATACATTCCTACAATTAGATGTAGGAGATAATTTATTTAGATATAATGCGGATAGTAATTTAGACAATTTAGAGGTTAATATTTATTTTAGTCCGCAGTATTTGGGGGTGTAGGATATATGGAGCTTTATATATTTAACAGAGATTTAGAACTTAAAGGAATATTAGATACTTTTACCTCTCTAAGATGGATTAGAAGGTATAGCAAAACAGGTGAATTAGAATTACATTGTGCTTTAAATTCTAATACATTGAAATTGTTAAAGAGAGAAAACCTAATTTATAAAAAAGATGATGCTGAAGCTGGATATATAGAAACTAGGCAACTAAAAATAGGAGATAATGGACAAGAATATTTAGAAGTTAAAGGTAGATTTTTAACTAATTATTTAGATAGACGTATTAGCTGGGATAGAGTTAATTTTGATGGAAAGACAGAAAAATTAATGAGAGAACTAGTTGATAAAAATGCCATAAATCCAACTAATATAAATAGAAAAATACCTAATTTAATTTTAGGAGATTTAAAAGAATTTACAGAGGATATTAAATATTCAAACAGCTTTGGAAATATATTAGATTGTTTAGAAAACATGTCTAAGACAAGTAACCTAGGTTATAGAAATTTACTAGATATAAAAAACAGAAGAATAATATTTGATGTATACAAAGGTGTTGATAGAACCATAAACAATGGGACTATAGCACCTTGTATTTTTTCTAGAAGCTTTGAGAATATCTTAGAACAAGAATACATGGATAGCTTAAACAATTATAAAAACACTTGCATGATAGCTGGTGCTGGAGAAGGAAGTGCTAGAAAAATAACTAGTATAGAAAATGGTGATGGATTAGATAGATATGAAATGTATGTAGATGCTAGGGATATAGAAGATAAAGAAGAAAAGAAAAAAATGGTAGCAGATAGAGACGAGGAAGGTAATGTTATTGGAGAACATGAGGAAACTTATGAAGTTGAAATCCCTTGGGAGAGGTATAAACCATTATTGATACAAAGAGGAAAAGAAAAGCTAGAAGAATGTAAGGAAATCCAAACTTTTGATAGCAAAATAAACACACAGGGAAATAACAAATATAAAGTTGATTTCAACTTAGGTGACATTGTAACTGTAGTGGATAAGAAGTGGGGAATAAGAATAGATACCCCAATTACAGAAATAGAGGAAGTGTATGAGGAAAAGGGATTAGAGGTTAATGTTACTTTTGGTAGCAACATTCCTACTATAATAGATAAAATAAAACAGGTGGTGAGGTAATGGAAAAAAGCAGTTTTTTTAATGCGGTATTAGACCAGCAAGGAAATCCAGACAGGTCTTATTTAGCAGAGGATTTTGCTAGATATTTTAGTACATTTATAGGAAATGGGGTATTTCCTAATCCAGCAAACCAATTGCAGGTAATAGCAATAGATAACAATATGCAGATAAGAATTAAACAAGGTTTAGCGTGGATTAATGGCTATAAGTATGAAAATACGGATGATTATATATTTAAACTTGATCCAGCTGATGGAGTATTAAATAGAATAGATAGAATAGCCTTAAGATTGGATTTTTTAGAAAGAAAGATTAAAGCTGTTGTAAAAAAAGGACAATATGCAAGTAGTCCAATTGGAGCAATATTACAAAGGGATAGTGATGCTTACGAAATTGCTATAGGGGATGTATATGTACGAGCTGGTGTTATAAGTATAATGCAAAGTAATATTACAGATACAAGGCTAAATTCAAATGTTTGTGGAATAGTACATGGAACTATATCACAAGTAGATACTACAGAAATATTTAGGCAGTACCAAGCTTGGTTTTTAGAGAATAAATCTAAACATGAAAAAGACTTTGAAGTTTGGATGAATGAATTTAAAATTGCTACTGGTAAAAAATTTACTGATTGGGTGGATGATTTAAAAAATTCTCTAGATCCAAACGAAGATATTGCAGCACAATTGCAGATGCAAATATCAGAAAATAAGTTACAATTGGCTAATATTGCGACAGAAATTGGAACAGAAAAACTAAAAACAAATGCTAAGGATATAAAAAGTTCCATAAATGAGCTTTTTATATCTGCCAGTAATGGAAAAACTAAAGTAGCTACTGCTATTACTGGCAAAGGTATACCAGCAAGTGGTAGCGATTCATATGATACTTTATCAAATAAAATTAAAAATATAAAAACAGGGTATACACAAAATGATTTGATAAATATTGAGAATGTAGAATTCTCAATAAAAAATATTTTTTCTAAAAATATGGATTCTGGTATGCTATTTTTTATAAAAGATTATATATATGTAATTAATTGGAAGGATTCTATAAAGAAATATAGTTTAGATGGGAATTTAATATTATCGAAGAAAATAGATCATAACGGTTTTAGCTCAGGTTCTTATACTTATTTTGATGATATTTATAAAATCTTTTTTCATAATAATTATTTTTATATTTTTAATAAAGGTTTAAAACATAGTGGAGAATATTATTATAAAATAAATGCAGAAACTTGTGATATTACACGTATATCTACTTATGGTTTTGGAGGGGATCATGCTTATAGTTATTCTGGTTATGGTGGAGTTGCAATAAATAATGATGGAATTTGTTGTGGATATAATGAACGTAGTGGAGAAGTTTTTTTATTTCGTTTAAGTTATGCAGATATTATATGGAGTAAGTATTTATTTGGATGGAATACTAAATATGAATTTAAATATAAATTTTCAAATATATTTTCAGATGGAACTGATTTTTATATCAGTTGTGATTATTCAAGTGGTAGTTATTATAAAATTAATGTAAATGGTGATATAACTGAATTAGAAAAAAAATCATTACCTTATGAATCAAATAGTGTAATGTTAGGTGAATATGTATATTGGTATGATTCTAATAAAAAAATATGGAGATATAATATTAAAACAAATAAAACAGAACAGATCGGTTTAGAATGTAAATATATTGAATTAGATTTTTTAAGAAAATATTTATATATTTATACAGGTAGTATACTTCATAAAATAGATAAAAGTGGTAATATTATCTGTTCTTATAATTGTACAGATGATCATTTTTTAGGATCAGACAAAGATGGTTGTATATATTTTTATAATAACAATGTTATTAATAAAACCACGCTAGCTTATAAAGTTTTAGTATAATAGTATATCAATTAATATAGGAGGTAGAAATTATGATATTTTTAGGTGAACTAAAAAAGATTGAAGAAAATAAAATTAAGGCAAAATTTATGCATTATATGCCTTTTGACAATGTTTATGGTCTACACAAGACAAAAGAAGAATTAGAACAAGAAAGAATTCTTATAGAAAATATACCAGAACCAAAGTATATAGAAAATAAACAAGCTATAATGTATTGGAATCCTGCAGATAAACAAATATTCTATGAATATGAAGATGTTCTAAAATCTGATGAAAAATTAGAACAACAGAAACAACAATCCTTAAATGCAAAATTGTTTAAAGATAATGCAGAGATACAAATAGAATTAAATAAACAGAAAGAATTAAATGCAGATTTATTATTAAAAATAGCACAATTAGGAGGTAATGCAAATGCTTAGTTATATTAAAGAATATTTTTTAATGGGATTATATATGGAAGAAGATTTAGATATTTTTGTACAAGCAAAATGGATAACTATAGAAGAGAAAGAAAATATAATTAAGACACAATAGATAAAAAATGTGACACAACTAAATAATTTTATAAAGGCAAAGTAAGCACCAAGTAGGTGTTTTTATTTTGCCTATTTTTATAGGAGAAATTAAATTTCATAAGTGTGATTCAAATTTTAAAGAAAGGATGTGTATTCTATGGAACAAGAAATGATGAAATATATGATAAGCCAAGGAGCTTTTGCAGTTTTGTTTTGTTATTTATTATATTTCGTACTTAAAACATCAAAAGAAAGAGAAGAAAAAATGCAAAGCACAATTGATAAAAACCAAGAAGTTATTGGTGATTTGGCTAGAAAATTTGATGTACTTGAAGATGTTAAAAGAAGTGTAGATAAAATAGAAGATAAATTGGAGGGGTAGTATGGATAGGTTGTTAAGAAAGGTTACGAGTGCTAGGTGGCTTATAGCAGTAATACTAACTATTGTCTTTGCTATATTAGCAATTAGAAATACCCTAAATACAGAGTTTATCACTATTTATACTATGATTATAGCGTTTTATTTTAGTAAGGATAGAAAGGAAGTAATTAATTAATGAAAATAGGAATTGATTGTGGTCATACTTTAAGTGGAGCTGATTATGGAGCAGTAGGAATAAAAGCAGAAAGTAATCTAACTAGAGAAGTAGGAACTAGAGTAATAAGTAAATTACAAGCTTTAGGACATACAGTAATTAAATGTTATAAAGATACTTGTACCAACTTAAATGATAGTTTAAGTTATAGAACTAATATGGCTAATAGCAATAATGTAGACTTATATGTAAGCATACACTTTAATTGTTTTAATGGTAATGCATATGGTACTGAAGTATTTACATACGGAGGGAAAGAATTATTAGAAGCTAGAAAAGTTTTAAATAATATCTGTTCATTAGGTTATACAAATAGAGGTATAAAAGATGGTAGTAATTTATATGTATTAAAACATACAAAAGCTAAAGCCATGCTTATAGAATGTTGTTTTTGTGATAATAAAAACGATATGAATAGATTTAATGCCGAAAGTATGGCTAATGCTATAGTTAAAGGTTTGGTAGGACAAACTACAAGTAATACATCAAGCAAGCCAACAGGTAACAGCAATAATGGATGGATTAATTTAGATGGGAAAACAGGTACTATATGCACACCAAGCGGTGTAAATGTAAGAGAAAAGAAATCTACATCTTCTAACATATTAGAAACATTAGTTAACGGTACAACAGTTAGAGTATATCGTAAAGAGGGAGATTGGATACACATATATTATCCTCCATGCGGTGGATATGTTTATGCTAAATATATAAGATATTAAGTTTTATTTTTTGAATGGTATTTTGTAAATTGTTTTGTTCTTAATATATCCAAAGTTTGATGTTTTATTTACAAATATTACATTTTTGTTATAATTAAACTATATTAACAAGAGGGGGTTAAGTACATGAAAAAGAATTTTAAATTAATAATAGGTGGACTTATTATATTTATTGTAGGATATTTTATAGGTGATGCTACAGCAATTAATAGAATAAAAAAACAAATTGGACAAGGAGCAGAAAAGCAGGTTTCTAGTACAAAAGAGGAAGTAAGAGAAGAAAAGAAGGATATTAAATTTGGAGAACAATCTCCTGTAGGAAATTTAGGGGCTAAAATTTTAGAAGCTAAAGAAAGTACAGCTATTAGCAATGAATCTGGAAAATCAACACCAAGTGGAAAATTTATAGTTATAAAATTAGAGTTGAAAAATAATGGTGAAGAAGCTACAGAATATAATACTAACGAATTTGCACTAAAAAAAGATAAGACAGTATATGAAGTTGATGACAATGCTTTTGAAGCTTTAGGACAGCTTAATAGCCAAGAAACTATATATAATAAAAATAGTAGTTTTATTGGAGCATACGATAAGTTTAACTCTGGTATAACAAAAAATACTTATATTGCTTTTGATGTACCCAAGGAAACTAAAATAGAAGACTTGAAATTAATTACAAAACATAATAAAGGAATACAATTTAATCTTAAATAA